GCATTTGCAAAATAACCACTATATTCTCTAATGGATTTGTCAATACTTCCATTGTACTTAGTCATCAAATCACTCCAGTAACTAGCAGCAGCTTGATGATGTTTCTCAATTGGATCACCTGGTTTTAAACCATATTGTTTACCTGTTGATTCAACAAACTGGTATGGTCCAAATGCTCCACTGGTGTCATTAAGATTGTTCTTACCATTCGAACTTTCAACACCAACAATAGCCTTTAACAATCCTGGTGCTTTTGCTAATGCTGGTACTTGTGCTTGTGCAGTATCCGCTCCTTTAGTAATAGCTGTTGGTGTGGTTTGGTATTCACTTCTTGGTTCAAACTTAGATACTGGTTGCCATTGGGTTGGATAGAATTCTCTTGGTGCTGTACCAGTTTCATCCATTTTTAATAAATGTGTTTTTGTATCTACCATATAGTAAACATCATACTTACCATCGGGTGATTGCTTGTTAGCAGGTTCTAAAACAAACTCATCAATCTTGTGTCTACCAGCATACCCAGTTACATCTGTTTTGAATGAATCATAATCCTGTCCTTTGAACACTCTTTCTGGAGCTCTTGCCATTACACGCTCATTACCTAACTCTGTTTTACTATAACCAATAGATTCAAAGGCTCTTTGTGCTACTTCTTTCTCTGTTAATCCTGGGTTGGTTTTTTGAATCATTCCAGCCTTCAAATTAAAAGCTGTTGTAGCACCTAATGGAATATCAGTTGTATCAAAATATTCACTACCACTAAGAGTTTTTTGAGGGTCTTTTAATGGAGAGTCTTTACTCAATAAATCAGGATTGATTTTGTATTGTTTAAGGCTATTTGCTTCATCTGTTCTTTCTGTATGTAATTTAAATGCTTCCTTGTAGGAGTATTCAGAACCATCCATCTTTCTCTCCGTTGCAACAATATCTGCTACTTCTGTTAGTTTTGGGTCCATATCTTTTGCTATTTCAGGATGTTGAGCTATTACCGCTCTACGAGACTCAACCCATTGTTTATCTTGTCCTGGTGCTGGTGGGGTATCGATTGCTCTTATTGCTGCGTTTGGAATATCCCCATAATCAGCTTTAACAGTATCAATGAACACACCTGACTTATTTGGGTCTGACATTACTTCCTTAATGACTGAACTATATTTTGTGGTGAAATCTTCATCAGCTTGTGCCTTTGAAAATCCTCTACCTGTACCATTAAACTCAGCCCTTAGTTTTTGCCTTTCAACAAATCCTTCATTCTTCTTTGCTTCTGCTTCACGTTTCTGAACATTAAGGGATATAAGATGATTTTCGTGAGCAGGATTTAAACCAGCATTTTTAATCTCTAAATCGGTTAGGTTTTCCCCACCTAATGAACGGCTAATAAGTTCTTGTTGTTTTTCATAGGAAGCCTGGTCAACAGCGGTTCTTTGTTTATTTTCAAGAGCAGTTTTTTGTGCTTGTATCTCTTGTTCGATTAATGGTCTTTCAGCATCAGATAAGTATGCTAATGGTCTATCCATTACACCACTTTTCAATAACTCTTCTGCTTTATATGGGTCAGCTTTGATTGTGTTACTAAGTAAGTTTTTAGCAGTAGTTTCCAATTCTGTTTTCATGTGTGTTTGAAACACATTAGAACCAACAAGATTAACAACACGTTTATCATTAATAGCATGTTCCGCTGCCCATTGTTCCGCACGAGTAAAATCAGCAGGACTGTTACCAGCTAATTTGATTTGGTCTGCTACTTCTAAATTTAATCCTGCTTTTGTTTCTTGTCTGATTTGGTCTGTGCTGGCTTTAATATCTTGTTCATAATTGGATGCACTTAATTCATTAGACATTGAATACAACTTGTCTCTTATTTGTGGACTATTAAATGTTGTATTTTCAATGGAGTTTCTTGACTCAACTTCAAACTGAAGTTTGTTTTCCTCAGCTAATTGGCCTAGGGTAATTTCTCCTTTTGCTGCTCTCTCCATATTCTTTGTTGATATGGTCGAATGCTTGACCCTTAAGTCAGCTATTAATTTGTTACCCTTTGTTTGGTCTTCTAAATTAGCATGAGCTTGTAACATTGTTCCAACATCACCAATAACAGAACTAACTGCTTTATATGATTTTCCTATTGAATCCGCTATTTCCATATTAGATTGAAAATTAGCACCAGCACTTTCTCTTGGGAGATTTACATCTTTTTTGATAACATCTCCAAAGTTAACATCACTTTTTGAGGATGCGGCTGAACCAATGTAATTTGTACTTGATTGTGATGTAGGTGTTACTTCAAATTTTATTGCCACTTTTTATTTCCCTTTACTAACACTAGGCCATCCACCAGTTGGACCACCTTTGTAACTCATTGATGCTGTCGAACCACCTTTCGCTGCTCCTGCTGCTGCTGATCCCGCACTTCCGATTGAGGATAGAACACTACCAAATCCACTCATTAACGTAGCATTAGCAGCAGCATTTGCTTGTTTTGCTCTTTGTTGTCCTTCTAAATCAGATAAACGTCCTTGTTCAGTTGCCGATATAGAACCATTAGCTCCATCCCACAAATAAGCTACAGCATCTTGTTCTGATAACCTGGATACTTCATCAACCATATCCTGTGAACTACCATCCCCAACTAATACACCTGATGATGCTGCGGTGGCAATTTGTGTACCTCTAACATTGATTGCCTGTGCCCTTACTTGTCTTGCTTGTTCTTGTGATTTTTCGAGAATGATTTTTGCTTCATATTCACTTTGGGCTTTCTGGCGACCACCTGCTTCTGCTCCATACTTTCCTGCCTTCTTTTGGGCATTAGATGATGAGACTGCTCCAGCTGCACTAATGCCAGCTCCAACAACTCCAATGACTACTGCTGATATTGCAAAACTCATGTTTATTCCCCCGCTTCTATTTGTTGGTTAGTATTACCCTCATTAACTAATAAATATTGTTCATATTCTTCATAGGTTTGAACAACCAATAGTTTTTCTAACTCACTAATATCTGTTTCATCCGTTGGATGTAGTGTTGTAAATGTTGTATCTTCAAGAGCATATCCAATTCGTTTTACTCCAGGTGTGGAAACAAACATTTGATACCCTGTATAACGACCACCACACTGTTCTGATCTAATCTCAATATCTCCTGTCATGACACAAAGATGTTCTGTTTTGTGTATAGCTCCAGTTAATATGGTTCCTTTTGGAATAAATAGTTCTCTGGCATATAACCCATTAACAAAATAGTGTTTAACAGGAAGTTCAACCTGTGGAAGATTTAATAGGTAATTTTCAGCTTTTGTTACTTCTTTTTTAAAATCAAATATTTTCGCTATATTATCACTCATCTATTAGAATTCCTTTTCATACCATATTGCTTTTTGTTTCAACCCTTGTCGTAGTAACAACTTTGCCATTGAACCAGTTTTAAATTCGGTTTCTGGTAATCCTGTTACAAAACTCTTAACACCTTTTCGTTTACTTTCATCAATGAAGTGCTTCAGTAATTGATAACCATAGTGTTTGTGTCTGTAATCTTGTTTTATATATAAAACATAATCTGTGGAGTATTTATCATCAGTACACCAATGTGATTGTATTTGACCCAATATAACACCAACTATTTTATAATCATCAACAGCTACATATACCATTCCATCATCAGCATCATTAATCAACATGGTTATATAGGATTGTCCTTTTGATATATTTATGGTTGAGTGTTTCAAGGTCTCCACAGTTTCCCATGGTTTATCAACTAATAACATTGCTGTTATTTCAGTTACATCCTCAATAGTAGCTTCTCTAATCATAACTATTAACAAACAATACTACTGACAATAAGGTGAAAGGTAATGGATAGGGTTGTTCAAATTTCATGTATTCAGTGTTAGACCATCCAAGATTTGTTCTTTCTATTTCACCAGTGAATGGAGTAATAGGAGTATCAGTTGTTTGTCCAAATTCTCTGAATGGAATTTCAACATCATTTATTTTCATCCCAATTGTGTTTTCTACCATTGCTATTATTTTAGATACTGATAAGTTTCCACCCTGTGATGCACCATGTTCATTCTGGATATAGGGATGTTGTAGCTCAATAGATACTGTAAAAGGTAATCCAATAACCACATTACTTACTGCTTTGGTTAGTGTTACAGCACCACCAGTAACCACAACTGATGGTAATACACTACCATCACCAACAACTGTTACTGTTTGCCCTTCCAAATGATTTAATCCTGTCCAGGTATTAGTTGGAGATCCAGCTGTTGCAACAATAGAACTATCTGAATATATTTCTTTTGAATGGTCGAAATACTCAATAAATCTTTTATTCCCAAATCTTTTTACCACCATGTACACTGTATCTTGTGTACTCTCTGGTATTGAAATTACATTCTCAAATAAACCAGCTGGGGTAATATGTTTGCTCCATCCTGTCATACCCAAATCTCTCATATGAACACAGGATACAAGAGCACCATCATTTCTTACCCACCATGATATGTAATGGGGTGATTGTGCAAATGTGGATTCTTTGATTCCCGATTCAGTAATATGTTCTGCCAATACTGATATATCAGGAGCCATATTTGTATCTTCTGCTACTGAATAACTGATTGCCCTTACTTTTGCTGAATCTCTTTGTACAAATAGAATCTCATTACCAATTTTGATTGGTAAACAATCATTTGAACCATGATAGGTATGGGGAGTGATTCGAACAGTTGATGGTGTGATACCAGTTGTGTTTGAACCTGTCATACTAAATTCCCCACCATAAGTTAATGGAATCAAATAGCGGCCACTGGTTAAGTGAATCATTTCGTCATATTGATTTGAGGCTATGGTGAATTGAATAGCATCATCATCCTTGGCTCCTCTGGTAAGAACATTGTAATTACCAATAGCACTACCCCATATTGTTTGTGGAGAGGATGCTGTTCCACCCAAATACAATCGTTGTTCATGAAAGGCTATTGTTGACGGATATTCATTGGTATGCCATGTAACAATTTTTGTACCTGATACTGTTCCCGCTACTGTCCATTCTTGTCTATTAGCATCCGCATAATCACAGGTTACATACCATGTTTCAGTTGGTGCTCCATTTTTAAAAGATACTGCTGTGATTGTTCCATTACCAGCACTTCCATTGGGTGTGACAACACCACCAGGAGCAGTAATTGTGAATTGCTTCCCTGCAACAAATGCGATTGTTCCGCTAATTATTTTGAATTTAATAAACCAGTTTTCATACCAGAAATCAGTAACAGCTTTGTAAATAAAACTAGCATCCGCTAATGTCCAACTTGTATCAGATATTCTTTGTAATACTTTGGTTGGATAGTTTTTGTGAACAATATAAAGAGCTGTTCCAACTTGTGTGTACCTCAGTGATGGTAAATCAGCATCAGAATATGGAATAGCTAATTCATAAGGTGATGCGACACTTGGTAACAAGGCTTTGTCTCTGATCACTCTCATAACCCCAGCATTAAACACTAGAGCATGAGATATGGTGCGAGAGTAAATATAAGGGATTAACTTTGCTGGTCTGGTGGAATCTTTAACCTCAACTAAGGCTCTTGTGCCTCTTCTTCTTGTACAAGCACCATGCGGTAATGGATAGGCATTAAGCATCTTTTTACATCCATGCTTGTAGGACTCAAGGTCAGTCCTTGCTATCATCTTTGGTGATATTTCTCCACTAGTAAAGTCGGTAATGATTTGCTTAACACGAGCCATTAGATTGCTCTCACGCTAATTAAATCTGTTCCACCTAGGAATACATCCTCAATGTCCTCACTAGCATCCGCCCATTTACATTGCTCTTCTTTATCCTTGAAGAGTTTCCACGACAAGGTAACCATATCCTTATCTCTTGTAATCGAATAGGCTAATTCAGCTTTCAATCTTGCTGACATTAATTCAGTGAAATCTCCTGTCCAAACACTGGTATCAGTTATATCAGCTACATATTTAACCTTACAATCTGTATGGTTTGTTATAACAAAACCATTTTCAATTTTATAATCTCCATTTGTATAGACTTGAATGATTCGAAGATTGTCGGATGGGAGTGCATATTTATAGTCATAGGCAAACCCTGGTGGAGTGGTTGATTGAGCCAACTCTTGACGCTTAATAGCGAAGTTCCAGTAATGAGAACGTAAGAGCGTTTGACGAAATACATTCCATACAGCATTAACTGAAATTGCTTCAGATGTGGATTCGGTAAATGAGCTAATAGGTTTTCCACCTAAACCAATCAAACTTATATTAGCTATTTCAACTGCTGATGCCATCCATGTTACCCATTTTAATAATATAGGTATTTATGGTTGGTTATTACTAGGTATATTTTTTACACAATAAAAAAGGTTAGTGCATTTCTACACTAACCTTATTATGGTTATAGTTCTAATTAATTATTCTACACAACCAATTTCAATAACTCCTACGTTGTCAATAACAGCAACACCGTGTGATATTGAGCTCACAATGTTCCAAGCCTGTGCGTCAGTGGACCATTCAATATTGGTTCGTAGGTCTTGTGCCAAAGCCAATCCAGTAGCTGATTTAGCAACTGCATAACAGTGACGTGTGTTGGCTTGAGCACCACCTGTAGCATTCAACGCGTCTTTAGTAAGATAGTTTGAAACAACCCATTTGAAACCCAAAGCTGAGTTTATGCTACCTTCAACCAGTGCTTTTATGTTTTGGTAATCAGCACTTGTGATGCTGGTAAGACCTAACGCATCAATAATTTGACGACCACCAACCACCAAGAAACGATCTTCGGGTGGGATGCTGTTAGATATGAACTTCTCTAAAGCCTCTAACAATTTAGCTTGAGTCAGACCACCAGTTAAAGTAGTGATGTCAGTATTAGAAGCACCCCATGCAGTGATTATAGATTTATCAACAACCTCATTGATTGCTCGAATAGATTCTATTTGATATTCAGCACGGGTATCTATGTTTGTTTTTAACAGGTCAAGATTATCAACACGAATAGGTGCATACATATCCGTCAATGTCGCACTAACAGTTGATTGAGCTGGAGATGTCCATGTTAAATTGGCGTCACGAGTTTTTGCTACAGCAGTAACTGTACCCATTTTATGAAATGGATAGGTAGCACCTTCCACGTTATTAACAACACGAACTGTGTCACGAAGTTTAGATTGATATTGTGCAAACGAGTGTTTAACCTCGGCATCCCATTGGGTGGTGAAAGAAGCTGTAATATTTGCTGACATGTTGAATTTCCTTATTCAATTTTTAAATTTGTTTGTTTGTTTTTAGTTCATCCAGAACCTTCGGCTTGTCTGTCAATACAGGGCGGTTTTTATACTTTACTTGGGGGGTAACTCCTTATCCTTTTAAGTATTATTATGGTTATTTATGGTTAGGGATAACCTAACCATATGGTTTTAACTTTTTTTTGATTCGTACCATGCTGTAACTATGTGTTGTACTTCTTTATTGGTTCGGTAGTCTGGGCGAGCGATAAGTGCTTCCACCTCTAATTTACTAAGCCTTGCTCCAGTTCCTGTATTAACAGTACTTGGCGCATTATCTTCTTTCAATTGTTTTCCAATCTCTGCCATTACCTTTATGAATTTTGGATTAGAACTTAATTCATGGTCATTAAGAGCATCTGGATAGAATGTTTCAATAGCGTGAGCAGCACTTTTCATGTTAGAACCATAATCATTTCCCCAGTGGTCTTGTAGTACCACTTGAGCTCTTTCAACATTTGGAACATATTGGTCTAAAACAGCAGTAATATTCTGCTCATATAATGCCATTGCGTTATTGAACTGGTCCTTACTCAACCCCCATTCTTTAGCTTGTCCTTTAAATGCTTCTAATTGTTCAACATCCCATTCATCAGCTGTTTGGAATTGAAAATCATATTCTGCTATATCTGCTACTGGTACTTTACTACCAATCTTTTTTTCCAATTCTGTATAGGCTTTTGTGAGCGCATCATAATCAGGTGT